TTGGATTTTCATTTATATATGTTTTAATATCAGTTTGATAAATTGAATTATATAAATCATTTAATTTATATTGTTCCAAATAAGAACTAGTTGGTTCTACACAATCTATAATAGAACTAGGTAAAATATTTTTAGTCAGTATTCCATGTTTTCCTGCTCCTGGACCAACATCCAGTATTGTTTTTGGTTGAATAAATTGAATAGTCTCTTCATAAAACTCATTAAAATCATCATATGAAAATGGCATAAAATATCCTCTTTATTAATAAAAAAATGATTCTAGGGTTGTTGTATGTTCTTTTTTCCATCCAATAGCATCAAGAATTGATTTGAGTGGGTCTAAGAAACTCTTCTCAAATTGTAATTCATAGTCTATATACTTGTCAAGACCAAGTTCTTTAGGAAAATCTTGAATAAATGAAATTACATTTTCCTGAATAATATTTGGTTTTTTCAAGAAAATAAACTTAACCTTTTCCCCATTACCAATAAGTGAATATTTATTAGTAAGGTTTTTATTCTTGATATAATGGTTGAAAAGAAGTGCTCCACGAATATGAATTGGAGTTCCCTTATTATAAATGTCAGATGCTGAATGATACTTTCGAACATCAGATGCTGTACGGGGAAATGCAATTTGTTCTGGTGGAAGTTTTTTAAATTCCGCACGACACTTATCAATAAAATTAATTACATCTTCTTCAGTGCCACTCATCATCAATTTTAATCCATCCTTAATCATCTTGCGACAAGGTGCAGGAGTAGAAGACTTAACTGCCTCAATGCCCATCATCTTCAGTTTAGGTTCATCATAACGAACACCTTCACTATCCCAAACATTGAGAATATAACGTTTCTTGGCAGTCCAGATTCCACGTTCGGCAATGTTCTCACGCTTCATCTGCATCTTTTGGTCATAAGCATTTACATACTCAGCCAGTTCTTGGTAGCAACCTTCAATATACTTTTCAAGTTCCACTTGACAGACCTTATCAAGGAACGAAACAACGCTTTGAGTAGTTTTCTCTCTTCCTTTGTATACACTTTCAACCAGAGGACCCATATTAAGATACACAGAATCAGTATCTGAAGCAATAACATAATCCACCTCACTTGTTTTAAGAATTTTATTCAAGTATTGATTGAGTTTGTTTTCAATCCAACGGATAGAAACCTGACCAGACAAAGTGATTGCCTCAGCGTTTGCTAATTTGTAATAACGAAAATACTGATTACCGATAGCACCATAAGCAGAGTTAAGTTGAATCTTCCTCGCCATTTGGATGTTGTTGCATCGAGCAATCTCTTTTTCCAACTCTTTTGTTTTCTTCTTTTCATATTCTTGTTTTGCCGCAAGCATTTTCTTTTTATAAATGGTGCGGTCCTTATAGATTTTCTCCATCAATTCTGGAAGAAACCCCCGCACATCTTTACGAAACATTGCTCCGTTAGCACAAACCGCATAATCCTTATACATTTCAAAGTTGGTCTGCTGATTGAGAATTTTATCCACGTTCACATTTGGATGCCTTTCATCCAGAAGTGTTTCTGGCGAAATGTTGTATTGCATAATGAGGTGAGGGTATAGCGAGTTGAGGTCAAAAGACACAACCCAGTCGTACTTTCCAGGAATAGGTTCTTTAACATAAGCACCAGCATACTTAGAATCTTTATCAGAACGCTCTTTTGGTGGAATTACAATATTTCTTTTTTTCAAATAGTTGTAGATAATCGTATCCCACATCCGAACCTGAGAAAATACATCAGCATAGTTTGCCTTTGCGTCATATGCCATTGTAATTGCAAGTTCAATCAGTTTCATCTTGTCTTCCATACGGTCAACAAGTTCTACGTCAATAATGTTGTATTCTACAAATTTCTGCCAACCTTTTGTATAAAAATCTTTGAAAGTATCAAACTCAGAGTGGTCAAGTTTTTTCTGACCTAATTCAACACTTGCAATATAATCAAGACGATAAGACTCCTGTGCTTTATATGTAAATTTCTTATAAAGATTAAGGTAGTCAAGTTGAGTAATACCACCGACATCATAGGAAATATGCTTACGTCCAGCAACATAGATTTCATCTTCAGTTACAAGTCCCCATGGCGACATTCGCTTCATCAATTTTTCGCCAAGAACACGATCTAAACGACGAACAAGATACGGAATATCATAAAGTTCAATATTCCAACCAGTTACAACCTCAGGTGTATTGTCCTCGATCATCCACCAATGAATGAAATCAGAAAGTAAATCATATTCTGTTGAAAAAGAACGATACTCTACATTCTTCTGTTTATTTTCAAAAGGACCAAGACCCCAAGTGCGAATCTTCTTGGTCGCATAATCTTGAATTGTAATCAAAAGAACTTCTTCAGCAGCAAATTCTACATCAGGAAATCCATTCTCCGATGCAACCTCAATATCCAGTGTTGTCAGTTTAATTTTGTTAGTATCAAACTTTAATTCTTCTTCTGGATATTTTTCTGAAATATATTGGTAGATGTAGTAAGTATTTCCGTAAATTTTAAAGTTTTCTACACCATCATACTTTTTAATAAACTCACGACAGTCACGAACAGAACCAGGTTGAACTGCTTCTACATATTCACCACTTAAGGTTTGATATTTAGTTTTTTTATTAGAGGGGACAAAAAGAGTCGGGTTAAACTTCTCACGGGTCATAAAGTGTTTACCATCTTCATAACCACGGACCAAGAAGTGATCCCCGACCATCTGTACATTGGTATAAAAGCGCATTATGCAGTCAATTCAAGATACTTTTCAATAATTTCTGGTTTTGGATCAACAATGGTCAAAATACTATCAGAATGAATCATCATTTCTCTCTGGTCAGTTACATCTGGCCAAAGAGTTAGGTTACCCTCAGCATCAATTTTATAAGGGTTAATTAATTTACAATCTGGTTCTCCAAGTTCAGAACCAACCTCAACAATTTCAGTGACAATTACATTGTCAACTTTCAGTAAAAGACACTTCACTGTTTTTGACATTTACTTTCTCCTCATACATTTCTTTAATAGTTTGAATTGGTTCCACAATTGTAACAATCCAATCTGGCGGAACTGGTATTTGATCATCACTGGTCAAAACAATCCAGGGAGACAAAGAAATCTCCAAATCACCTTTTGGATTTTCACTTTCTTCTACCAATAAAAATGTCTTTCGTGTTTCTATTTTATGGGGTTTCTCAAATAGATATCCACAAACTTTATCATCAGAAATCAATTCTTTGGCATCAGAAATAATTGTTTCACCAGATTTTAACAATACTAACTTGATCGACATTTTACTTGTTATTCTCAATCCATTTTACCAATAAAAAGGGGAGGTGTCAACTGGATTTTGCCAGTTACCTCCCAGCGCCGACGATATTCAAAATTATTTATTCTTCTTCACATCCACCACGTCCGCCACCACCAGGATTAAAAGGAACTGCTTTACCAGCAGGAACATTTTGAGATTTTCCTTTTAAATAAACCGTATGTGCTTTTGCCATAGGATATTTGATGGTTTTTATTTCATTTAAAAACTGATGGAAGGTTTTCATTTAAGTTTTTATTTTATTTAGAGATAGTCCTTTCTTGTATGATGTTCTGGGACAATCTTGCCAAGTTTAACTGTTAACAATCCATCCTCAAATACGACTTCCCGAACTTCCGTGTCGTCGGATAATGTCCATGCTCTCTTGAAAGATCGTTGAGCCAATCCCTTATGGACGTAGTTAGTATCAGTTTCTCTGTCCTCTTTTTGCCCTTCGACAAAAAGTTTTCCATACTCTGTGTATACATGGACTTCCTCCTTTTTAAATCCAGCAAGTGCAATTTCCAATCTAGATTCAACATTACTTAATTGAACAAGATTGTAAGGTGGGTAATTAGAAGTTGTTTCATGAAGATTGAATAGACGATCAAAATATTCGTCCATTCCAATGCTGTTGCGTGTGATCCTATCCATCAGTGCAGGAAGATCCGACGCAGTATAGCGCATGAGGTTAGTCATTATAGTAGCTCCTTAAAAAGCGAGTTTGTTTTTTGTGGACCCTTTCGGCATCCGTATATAATTATAATATTTTTACAAAAAAAGCGGATCGTGAAACCCGCTCTTTTTTATTCGGTTTCCACTTCTTTTAAGTGAACTTTTAAAGCATCTTTCCATTGCTGTTCGGTATACCCACACGCAATAAAAAATCTACGAACCATTTCCAAAAATTGATTCTCATTTAAATATGGATCATCACATCTAATTTCAACATCTTCATCAGGAAGAGCAAACTTTGCATTTGGGTTATTATGCCAAGCAGCACCTTCATTTTGATGACGAAAACGGAACTCAAAACTTCCAGAAGACATCACTCAACATCCTCAACTTTTTTCTTTTTGGCACCAATATTATATTTCGTTTCCAGAATCCAATCCCCCTTATCCTTATAAGCAAGAACTTTAATTTGATTAAGAGGAGCAATATCCTGAATCTTGGTTACGTCTACAATCTCAATCAGACCCCAATCAGCAAGAAGTTGGGCAATACGGTTACGACGCTGAACATCA